CACCGAGCTTGCACAGGACGCATGGAATATGGTCAAAGACCACTTCCGTACGGTGAGTCAGTTGCTCCGAGGAGGTTTCTTTGCACAATCAAGTGATATCGACCCTATCGCGTCGCTGGCTACAGTTGTTGCGGTCATGGGAGGTACCATACTTATGAAGAAGATCCCCCGTGAATCCGAGATCAACGACTGCGTTGCCGGTGTGACAAAACTTGGAGGCCTTGTTCGTGGACTTTCGTTCGCTTGGTCTGGTCTCGAGAAGCTCATTACTTTTGTGCTCAAGAAGATCTTTGAGTGGCACACCGGATTGCCAGCCGAAACCAAGGAGTTGGAACAATACATGGACGGCATTGCCGCCTGGTTTAAAGATATTCAGGAAATCGTCGGCCTCACCACCGCAGATGAGATTGCGCGTGATAGTGAGCTGTGCGCTCGTCTTGAATCGCTTTATCGCCAGGGACTCATTTTCTCACAGAAGGCACTTGAGTCAAAGGCCCCACGCGACATTCTCGGTCCATTCAACACCCATTGGGCCGTTCTCAAAAACCTTTACGAGAAGGCTACGGCTAGTGGAGCATTTCGTTCGGGCCCGAGGATTGAGCCCGTTGTGATTTATCTCCACGGAACCTCTGGAGTTGGCAAGTCTGGCATGATGTGGCCTCTCGCCACGGACCTGCTCAAGATCGATGGCATTCCGACAGACTCTGAAGGAAAGAAGGACCCAACACGTGAAATCTACATGAGGAACGTTGAGCAGGTGTATTGGGATGGGTACAAGAACCAGCGAGTGGTCGTTTATGACGATTTCGCTCAGATTGTGGACTCGGCTGGAAAGCCAAACCCTGAGTTCATGGAGTTGATTCGCACTGGCAACTTGGCCCCATATCCTTTGCACATGGCGACAATTGAGGAGAAGAGCAAGAGCTACTTTAATTCGCGCGTCATCATTTGCACCTCCAATGTGAGTGTGGACCAAATTCGACCGGAGTCCATTGCTTGCAGGGAGGCCGTGCGCCGACGCTTCGACCTGGTTGGAGAGGTGCATGTGTCACCCCGCTTCGCGCGCAAAGGTGAAGACGGAAAAGTTTACTTGGACAGAGAGAAAGTGGAGCGCATTACTGGTTCAACCCAGCCGTCTTTGGACGTCTACAGGATCTTTCTGCGTGACCCTCTTACTGGCCGCCTGGCTCGTTCTGAGCCTCTGTCTTATCACGAGTTTTCTGAGCTGGCGCTCCAGAAGTACCGTGATCGCTTCACACTCTCATCCACAACGCAGCGCTTCTTGCAAGAGTATGCCGAGACACCACTTCGTGCTCAAGCACTCACTCCCACGGAAGAGGAGCGCTGGCTAACTGAGCTAGACACTGAAGTGAAATTGGTCGAGCTACAGGGAATGACAGGCTGGACAGGACAACAGATTATTGACTTTATGGAGATCTACCCAGAAATCCGCGAGCTTATTCATCCTGACACACAGCCTGCCTTGGACGAGTTTTACTCCATCCGAGGACTGGAACATGAATTGATTTTCGACCAGGCCGAGAACGTTATCGAGGTGGAGTGGAGCACACTCATTTCTGAGCAAGAGCAGATGTGGACAGCTGACGCAGCCCAACGCCTAAAACGACTGGTGAAGCGCGACACAATGCTCCTGTACTCTGTTGGAGACCTTTTGGAAGGAATTCGGGAGCGCGTTGCGCGATTCAACCGGAAAGTCACTGAGCGCTTGAAGCGTGAGAGCGACGGATGGTTGGACCGTGTCAAAGCGTTCTGTGCTGACGTGGCAACGAAGGTGAAAGAACATCCTTATATCACCATCGGTCTAGCACTGGTGCCCATTTTGCTCTTGGCTGTTGGCCACTACATGAGAGGCACGAAGACGGTTGCCGCCGGGCCGCCACTTGATCACCACCATGAAGGACTTACTCGTGGAGAGCGCACCTTGCATCGCCATGTTTGTCTCTGGTGTGAGGAGGTTTTCGAACACACTCACGTCATCAAGACTGTCCAGGAGTCAGTGCAGTATCCCCAGCTGTGTGGAAAGTGTGATCGCGCTGGGACTGTTGTCCGATTTGGTGAACGGGATGGAGAACCTGGTTTTGAGATCCTGAGGGCACACAAGATGAAATTTGCCCCATTCCAATTCGCGACCGAACTGAGCGGCTCTGGCGATGTCCATACGCGCAAGAAGGAAGCCATGAGGACCGAGCTCTCCGGATCTGGTGATGTTCACACCAAGAAAAAGGAAGCCCTTCACACGGAAATCACTGGCTCTGGGGACGTCGCTACGGAAGAAGCGGAGAATGACGACGACACCGTCGGGGATGACTACGAACCAGTGATCAGTGAGGAGAAGATTGAAGCTCAACTTCTATCAGACCCAAATGCGTTCCAGGTCTCTAGGAAGATTCTTCACAACATGTACAATTTGGACGTGAAGACCGAAGGTGTGTGGAAGGCTCGCATTAAGGTCTGTTTCATTGTCGGACGCACCGCTCTCACCGCAGGCCATTTGGCCCCTCACTTAGAGAAGGCCGAAGAGGTTCGCCTCTCCAACGCCACCGTGCGTGATGGCCACGTTATTCCCAAGGACAAGCTGAAGTGGATTAAGTTGACGAGCAAAGATGGAGTGTCGAAAGATCAGCTCTTGATTGTGTTCCCAAAATCAGTTCACGACCATGCCGACATCACAGGGAGCATAGCTTCGTCTACGGAAATGACGCGTTTCAACACCGTCAATGGGTGTCTCATGGCCCCAGCCGATGGTGTTGTTACGATGCGGTACGGACAGATCCGCGCAGTGGATGACGTCAAGCCTTACTCGGACAACCTCGGAAATTCTTACAAACTACGTTCTGCGTATCAGTACAATCTGGAAACAAAGGACGGAGATTGTGGGGCGATCCTGATGGGTGTTCACGTTGGGCTTGCTCGCAAGATTATTGGCGTCCACGTAGCGGGAAGACTCGGAATTGGCATGGCCTCTCCTTTGAACATCGACGACATTCGGCGCGGTTTAGCTGCGGTGGAGATGGATGCTCAGGTGAGCCTCAATTTGGACCCGCTATTGAAGCCACCTGTCGCCGGTGAGGAGATTGCATTGCCGGAGGGAGATTTTGTGCCAGTCGGAAAAGCTTTATACAAGGTCGCTTCCCCATCCAAGACCGCACTGCGTGAGAGCGCGGTGTACGGAGTCATTGTGGAACCCACCACGGCACCGAGCGCTTTGCGACCGCAGAGGGTGAATGGCGTGCTTGTGGATCCAATGCAGCAAGGTCTTAAAAAGGCGGGGAAAATCCCGCCATCTTTGGACCTTAAGCGTTTGGCTATTGCTGTCAATGACATGGAGCGCATCGTGAACACTCTGCCCGAACCAGATCACGCTCGCGTGCTTACTGATGATGAGGCAGTTGCTGGAGTCGAGGGAGACGCATTCTTGGCACCGATTAACCGCAAGTCTTCTCCTGGATTTCCTTTGACTCGAGAGAAGAAGGGAATGCCTGGGAAGATGCGATGGTTAGGTGACACCGATTACAAGCTGGATCCCGAGATTAAGGAGAAGATGAAGCAAGTTGAGGAGAATGCGAAGAACAACGTGCGCACACCTACCATTTGGACTGACACACTTAAGGACGAACGGCGCCCGTTGGAGAAAGTTCTAGTCGCAAAGACGAGAGTTTTCGCTGCGGGGCCGATGGTCTACACGTTGGTTTTCCGTAAATACTTTCTCGGCTTTGCTGCTCACTGCGCCAAAAACAGGATTGATAATGAGATCTCTATTGGGACTAACCCTTATTCCCTGGATTGGACGCTGACTGCCAAGAGGCTACGTAGCAAAGGTGACAAAGTGATCGCGGGAGACTTCTCCAACTTCGATGGCACCCTCGTGTTAGAGCTACTTGCCGAAGTCGTGGAAATTGTGAACAAATTCTATGATGATGGCGAGGAAAATGCTCAGATCAGGCGTGTTCTCTGGAAGGAGATTGTGAACTCAGTCCACGTTTGTGGCGACAACGTCTATTTGTGGACACATTCTCAACCATCTGGGTGTCCGATCACAGCGATTCTCAACTCACTGTACAATTCCATCTCCATGCGTTACGTGTGGCTTACGGTCATGCCTGAAGAGTACTGCACGATGAAGGCTTTCAATGAGCACGTCGCCATGGTTTCGTACGGAGATGACAACTGTGTCAACATTTCCGATGCTGTCATCAATCAGTTTAACCAGCTGACCATTGCTGAGGGATACAAGGAGATAGGCATGACATACACTGATGAGACAAAATCTGGCAACATGATTCCGTACCGTTCCCTCAGCGAGATTAAGTACCTCAAGCGAGGGTTTCTGTGGGACGAAGAAGAACATCAGTACATAGCCCCACTGGACTTGTCCGTTGTCCTTGAGCTGACCAACTGGGTGAAGGGCGATTTTGACCATGAGGAGAGGACTGTTGAAAACATGGAAACATCGGCTTTCGAGCTCTCGTTACATGGACGCGAGGTTTTTGAACAATGGATCGGAAAATACAAACAGGCTGCTCGCGGTTTTCAGACACGCCCACTCTTCTTGACCTATGACGAGTATCGATTTGTCGAGGCTAAGAAGTATGGGCGGCTGGCAGCTGCCTGCAATTAAATCCAGAGCTAGGGGCTCTCTCTAATCGCCGCAAGGAGGGAGCAGCAAAGCCCGGTCTCTGGTCTTCGTTTTAGAAGGGCGGAGAGCTTCGGCTCTACTGGCTGGTGTGTGCCGCCTAAAATCCAGGCTACCAGCTCGGCGCTTTT